GCCTGTCCACTTTCCTGCATCCAACAAATACATTACGTGTGATTGTTTATGTTGTGCAGGGTCATCTGCTATCTCATGGTCTGTATAATCTACAGTGAACATATATCTAGCAGTGAAAAACTTATTATCTATCTTACATAGCCACGGAGAAGAACTAACTCTATCCATAACTATTACACTATGATTTCTAGATTCACAATCCCAAGGTTGACATAGATGGTCTTCCATTGGTTCTGCCCAATTATCTACAGGTATATCTGCAACGAGTGCTTGTATTGGCATTCTTGCCCACATAGCACCACCATGTACATTGTTTTTTTCTTCACAACCTGTAAAGACTACCTGAAAACTTAATGACCTATCAGGTATGGTATTGACTGCGAAAGCTAACGCATGAAGGAACTCACCATGATACTTTTGATGATTACAAGTGAACTCTCTTCGTACCCAACATTTGAAATGGGGTACGTTACTTATGAGATAAGACATTATCTACGTCTTGCTGCTCCACCTCTAGCGTAGCTCTTGGTTTTTTTCATACCACCTCTAGCCATCATCTTAGACTTTTTCTTCATTCCACCACGTGCCATCATTTTGGATTTCTTCTTCATTCCTCCACGAGCCATCATTTTAGATTTTTTCTTTCCGTGCATTGGCATTATTTTTTTCTCCCTTTTTTATTTTTCTTCATCATATCAACTGCTATGAGAAGTAATCCACCTTTTCGGTAGTCCATATTACCCATCTTGGGTTTCTTAGCCATACCACCACCATACATATAACCCATCTTGTTACGTACTGCAGTTGGTAGTTTCTTTAATCCTACTTGGTCGGCAGTAGGCATTTTTAATCCCATACCACCTTTAGCTTTATTTCTTCTAGGATTTGTAGCCATTATTCTTTGAGCTAATTTTTTCTTTGCTTTAGCTTCATCACTTGGCATTTCTTTTTTCTTCTTTAATATTTGTTTCATTTTAGCAGACCTTATTAATCTATCTTGCTCATTTTTTGTAAGCCTATCAAATGCTGCTCCCATCTCTCCTGTTTTTTCTAACATAGTTTGAGCATCTTTAAAATCGTCAGGCTTTCTTTTTTGTCCTGTTCTAGTCTGTGCAGACTTTCTTACAGAACGAGCAAAATCAGCTTCACCTTTGGCATCCATAGCATCTATCTTAGCTTGTGCTTTATCTTTTTGTGCTTTAGTCGCAGTTTTACTTCTTGTTATTTGATTTAACTTTTCTTTATATTTAGAAGCTCTTAGTCCTGTTTTAGATTGTTGCATCTTTAAAAAGTTGTTAAAACCCACAACATCATCACCTAAATTTATAACTCCTGCTCTAGCACTTTTACCTGTTGCTGCACCTCCTGCTCTTCCTGAGACTTGAGGTGTATCTAAATCTGCATCAAAAGGTGTGTCCTTTGCTGCTACTCTTTTTGGAGCAGGTGCATTACCTCTTTCAAATTTACCTCTACCTGAACCTGTCTGACTTGAGAATAAAGGTTGAGTAGTGGATTTTTTCTTTATGGTTCTTTTAGGTGCTTTCTTTTTAGTTAACTTTTTAAGACCTTTTCTTAATATCTTTGCTACAGGCATTTTACTTTCCCTTCTTTTTTAGTTTATTTAAATAGTCTTTTAAAGACATACCTTTCAACTCAGACTTAGTTACTGTGCTATACTTCTTTCCCTTGTAAGTAAAAGTTTTGCCTGTACCTAATCTTTTTCTAGCATCACGGAATGCTGCACCAAAAGAAGAAAACTTTTCTGTGGTCTTTTTCTTTACAGGTGGTTTTGCACCTAATGCACCTTTGCTTATCTTTCCTACAGGAGCTTTACCCATAGGTCTAGTTTTTGCACCTAGAGAACCTTTTCTAATTGTTCCCACAGGAGCTTTAGGTGTTTTTGAAAAATCTACGGAAGGGTTTAGTCTAGACCTAGACTTTTGAAATCTTTTTCCTACACCACTGATAGGTGTAGCTGCAAGTTTGCTTGTAGCTTTCTTTACAGGTCTTTTTCTAGGAACACTTGCATCTCCTGCACCACCTGTCATTTTACGAGCTTGAAATCTTTTCTTTTGTTCTTTACGTATTCTAGCTCTTTTTTCTCTATATGATTCAGCCATTTAACATCTCCATCTTCTTCTAGCTTGTCTTAATCGGCTATTCGGGTCTTTGGCTGCTTTAGGGAATTTTTTCATCTGACCTGCACTTCTTGCACAAAAGGATTTTCTTCGTGCTGCTCTAGCTTTAGATGGTTTCTTTTCTGTTACTGCAGTTTTTAGTTTACTACCCGGATTTTGCCTTCTATATTTAGCGACACCTTTCTTGGTCATCCCTGCACCACTCTTTGTGGGTCGCATATCTCCACTCTTTTGAGTGAATCCCTTTAGTCCTCCACGCTTTCTTTTCTTTTCTGCCATGTTGTTTTTAACTTTTCACCTTCTAGTGTCATGTCTAAGCATTTATAACTCTTAGGATAGTACATCGGCATATGAATAGGCATTCCTTTTGCTATTTCATATGCTCTTGATAAACACTTATCGTGAGTTGCGTGTGGACTATATAAATCTTTTAGTGTTACACACATATCTGGCTGATGCATCAAACAAGCCAATACGAATAATTCATACATCTTCTAACATTCCTTCATGTTTCATTGCATTCTCTACGTGCTTCAAGGTATATCTTACACCTGTCTTTGCTTCAATCGCTGCACGTACATAGAATACGGAACTATGAGGGATATGTAAGCTATTTAATTTATTATTACGGATAGCATCGTAAAATGCATCGAGCATATTCTCTGGTATATATAGTTTTACAGATTTTTGAGTCATTGTCAAGCACGAATTTGCTTTTTTCTTACGGAGGGGATTCTATTACTGTACATTTAAGTGTTACATATAAGTGTTTTTTTATAGTTATGTATATATACACTTAAAGTGTTTCATATATATGTAGTTATACCCCGGCTCCACATCTTTGTCAAGTGCAAATAATTACACTTATGTACGATTATATCATACTTGTGGTAATTATGCAACACATTTATTAGTTGTATAACTACATAGGTCTCTTTCCATTACGGGAACATTTTTTATACACACATACCCTATACTAGTAACGCTTATTTTTATCAGTTACTGTAGTGGTTAACAGTTGAAAATTCCTATCTGTGTATTTATTCATGCACGTATACCCCATACCCCCACATGACCCATGCCTACCCCCCTGCCTGTGTGTATATCTGCGTGTATATGGGTGCATATGTGCCTGTAAATGCGTAAATGTGTGTGCATCTGCGTTGTTTTCTTTAGAAAACCAAGCAAAATCAATGCTTTAGCATTGCTTGACATCTGATTTACTATCAGTTGCCATGCTTTAGCATGAAAAAGTGTTGCATTTTTGCAACAAACTAAGGTGTTTAAGGGGAGGAGTACAAAACTACTACCCCCCTAGGGTAGTATGGTCAGTCCGATTGTCGGACACTTTAGATACTTACGTATCTATTCTCAGAGGTTGACAAACGAAATCGAAGTCTATATATTTTTTAGTTATGAGTTATTTGCGAATAACTAAAAAATAATATAAAAGGAGCTTTTATGCCAAAACAAACTAAAAACTTTCCATCTCAGAATGAACTTAAAGTTCAAGGTGCTAATCTTGCAAAGCAAGATGCTAATGAGACAAAGTCTCTGAAGGCTAAAACAACTAAGGTTGTTTTTAATACTGATAGTTTAGACTATCAGATTGGTCAGTTAATCGTTAATATTCTCAAACTTGAGAATGTTAAAGTGATTAGCAAGGAACTTGCTAAGAAGTATGGTATAAATACCATAAGCAAACAGAGAAGGTCAGATGCCAAGATTCTCTTTGAGAATCATGAGAAAATTGTAACATGGTTACAATCTACTAAACAAAGATATACATCTTTGTCTGCTCTTCTAAAAGCCTTTTACAAGGCTACTAAGCCAAAGTCAGATAAGCCAAAGGCTTCAGATGAGACAAAGTCTCAGGATGAACCAAAGGTTCAAGAGAGTCCGAAGTCGGACACTACTGAGCCAAAGGCTCAAGAGAAGAAGCAGATGACTGCTTCTGACTTAGCACTTGAAGTGCTAGTTCAGTTAGAGATGCATAACATCTCTATTAAAGACTTTGCTAGAGAGATTAACTCTCAGTACAAGGAACTTAAAACACCTTCAAAGAAGGTTGCTTAACATGAAGCACAAAGTTATAAACTTTGCTAAACGTATCAACCCACACAGAAGACTTCGGTCTTCTTGGGTTGCTCATACTAACGAGCAGAAGCAACATGAACCTATCATATACGACTGTGGTATCTTTGCTATACAAAGATTATCACAGAAGTCTGATGCTCTAAAAGAGCATGAAGAGACTTTACAAGTGTTGCAAGAGTTTGAAGATTTATATAATAATTAATATCCATTTATGGGTAAAATATTAATTATTATTATAACAACAGTCCGACTGTCGGACAGAAAGGATAAAATATGACATAGCGAAAATGTTACCCTAGATGTATGTGATGGACAACGAGATGGCGAGAAGCATACACGATTAGTACAACCCTAGTGGGGGTCAAGGCTATGAGGGACTATAGAAACCACTACCCCCTTCACGTAATCTTTTATCGTTCCCATTATGTGAATGTAGCCTTTAAAAAGGCAGAAGCATAAATCAAGTGTAACTTGATAGTGGTCGTGATTGGGGTTATGTAATTATTAATTAAACAGTCCGATTGTCGGACACTTTAAAACGGAGTTTTATAATGAGTAGAATT